TATGTTTTAATTATATTGTTATTTAATATAAATAGATAATAAAATAATTTTATAACAATTTTTTACAACCCATGATGTTTTAATAATTCATAAAGTTCTTTATATCTTTTCATTGCTAATCTAATATCTTTTGTTGATAGGTTGGTATAATTTCTCATCGTCTCTAACACTGAATTTTTATTATATTTAGAACCACCATCCATAGATTCAAAAGCTGTTTCCCAATTCTCTAAAATTTCAATTAAAGCTAGACCAACTTTTTTTTCATTTTCGTTTAACCTTTTTTTAATAGGTAGTGTTTCATTGTTTAATTCTTCTTTAATACCATTAGATAATTTTTTGATAAATTCATCCATTAAAAAATTATCATCATCAATAATATATGTTAAATCTTCACGTTCTTCAATAGTTTCAGACATCTCTTCGTATGAAGCCATTTGTTTTATGTTTTTTTCATCCTTGATTAACAAACCAAGAATATAATTTTTACTTATAGTCCCAAAATATGAATAAGCTTTTTTCCCTCTACCACTTTCAAACTTATGTACTTTTGTCATTAGAAAAGATACGGTGTCGCTATGCAACTCTTCAAAAGTTTCTCCTTTTCTGTACAGTTTATACCTTCTAATTATGGATTCAATCATTTTATCGAGTGGTTCTTTCAACCACTCGTTAAAAATGAGGTTCCTTTCTATTTCGTTTGTTGATTCTAAAAAATTAATAACGGCTTCTTCTTCTTCTGGACCAAAATACATATCATTTTTTCTCTTGCGTCCTCGTTTAGTTACCATTCATTAATTTTCAATTTCGTATGTTATTTTTCTATCAGCTGGGAAGTAATATTCTTTTTTAGCTGTTGATAACCACCATCTAGCTTCTACTGGGTCTAAGGTTTCTTTATATGTTGAGAATAGAGAACCTGGCCTTTGGTTTAAGTGTTTGTACCCAAATCTAGGAATAACAAATACCTTTGCATCTTTAAAAGTCATACGTAGTAAAAATTCATAGATAAAAGTTAATTTGATACTAGGTTTAAAACCACCAAAATCATCATAAACTGATTTTCTAATCACCATTCCATCGATATTAAAGTTTTGATATGTTAACAATGCATTATTGTCTAAAACACCTAATTCATCTGAAAAACTTTGAGCCCATACTGCTTCATTTGTAAATCCAATAAATTGACCACCATTATCAACATCAATGATAATTGGCATGAAGATATCAACATTTGAGTGTTTTTCTCTATGTTCAATAACATTTTTGAACCAAATTTTAGCGTATTCATCATCCAATTCCAAGATTGAAAACCATTCGGTTTTACAAACTGAAACCCCGTAATTAACTTGTGATGCGAAATCAGTTTCGCCATCATTTTCAACAATTCTAACTGAATTTTTATAATCACCGTAATCAACTTTTTTAACGGTTTTAACAACATCGCTACCTTTTGGAACAACAATAATTAATTCGTCTGGTCTGATTGTTTGGTCTATAACGCTTTGTACTGCGTTTGTAAATAAAACTTTTGTTTCTTCATTCAATTCGTGCACAGGTAGTACAACACTAATATTATTTGTATTTTTCATATTTATAGTTTTTATTAAGCGTTAGTTGTAGTTAATTCTTTTTCAGTATTCTCCAATGTTTCTAAAGTTATTTTTAATTCAGAGATTCTATTTTCATGTAATGTTGTGTAAACTTTACTAGCTATAGATACTTGTTTTTCTGAAGTATAAGAACCTTTTGTTTCATTAATATTTTCAGTTAAATCAGATGGGATTGAATCCTCTAACCAGACTTTTAAATAAGTTGCGATTAATTCTGGGATATTAAGTGTTGTATTTGTCCAAATACCGTTTTGTTTAATAGAAATATTACCTTCTTCATCAACATTTTCCATCCATTCTGGAATCATATTTGGTATTTTACCAATTACTGGTGTATTACACTCAATAGCTTCTAATGGGAAAGTACCAAAACCAGATTGTTCATCAACCCAAACAGCTAAACATGATTTACCTAATTCTGTAGCGAATTCTTCTCTAGATAAACCTCTTAATTCTTTAAATGTAATCCATTTATAAATTGGGTATTGAAGATAAAAAGATTTAGCGATTTTAGCAGCATCCCCTTGATTTCTAGTTAAAATACTTACAACTGGAATTTTTGGTTTATCACTATCTTTAAAATAAGATGGTATAGATACTGGTATAACATGTGTTTTGATTGATGGGAACATTGTCTTTAAGTAATTTGATTGTCTCTCAGTTGTCGTGATTACATCGGTAAAACCGTAATCAACATTCCATCTTTTACCAATTGGTAATAATTCTAGTAAATAATCATAACTTTGGGAGAAAACAACTTTTTTACATGGGAAACCTTTTACTTGGTCCATTATATTAGCGAATATTTCTGGTATGATAATAAAATCAGCTGGACTAACATTTAATTGCTGCCCTTCAATTGATGAATGTGGTAATAAAGCGTATTCCTCACCTAACCAATCAGCGATACCATTACCTTCTTGGTCACCTCTTAATTTGTAATCATTTTTTTCATGTAATATACTCGCTCTATATCCTAAATCATTTAAAATTTTAACATGTTCGTAAATATTAGCAATACCAGCTGTTGGGTTACCTTTAGTGTCTAAGGTAAAAAAGTATAAGTTAAAATCTTTAGATTCTAATTTAGCTAGAACCTCTTTTACTTGTTTGATTTGTTCTACCACTTGATTTTTTTGTTCTTCCATTTTTATTTTATTTTATTTTTTATATTATTCTTGTTCTTTTAATATACCATAATGATATAATGTATTGAATGCTATTTTATATGATAATGATGTTTTTTCTAAAGCTCTCTCAGCACCTAAAGTTGCGTCATCAGCTTCTTCCATATCATCCATTAATATTTCCAACATTAGTCTAACCATTTCGTATTTGGCTCCATCGATTTCTCTACCTCTTTCTTTACTAACTTCAGTAATATCTGTATGTACAACATTATTATCTGAGTCAACATGAATTTTTTCTTCACGTTCAATTATTTTATCTGTTGGTTTGACTCCAACTGGTAAAATTGTTTTTTCTAATGCATCTAAGTCAATATAATAGATGCTTCCACCGAATTCAATCATATTAGTCAATTTCTTCGTAAGTTGTTATTTTTGTATTTAATATTTTATTTCTAAGTTCTTCATCGTTAATGAAATCTAATATTGAATCAATTTCATAATCTGAAGGTGTGTTTTCATTGTAAGTTGTTTTAACTTTAACACTAATTTTACCAGATGGTTTTGATTCTAGTGCTTGTGGGTTAGCTGTAATTAGTATATCAGCACCATCCCATTCACTAACATAATCCTTAACGAACCTTACTTTATCTGCTCTACAACCAGTCTTAGATAAAAAGAAATACGTTGATGGTATACTTTTATCAACTTCACGACTAACAAGTTCAATTTCGTGTTCTTCATCATCTTTAATATCCATTAAAAAAGTATTAAAATGATTCATTAAACCGTCTGACATTTGGTCAGCATGACCAAATATCTCTAGTGGTGCTTCTAAATAAAGAAACGTATTAAATTTGTTGATATCATCAAATTTAAAAAATTCAATTAGATTAAAGTTTGTTATATCATGTTCTTTTACACCACTTTCACCCATGTATTTGTCGTAAGTGTAAGCTAGTTGACTAACATAATCCCTAAGTACTTCATTTAAGGAAATCGAAATTTTAGCCATAATTTAATTATTATATTTTTATGTTATATTTTATTATAAACAATTATAATTAATATAATTAATTTGTAAATAATAAACTATAATAAAAAAGAAAAACCGTTGATATATCAACGGTTTTTTATTAATTACTATTTTTATCTGAAAAAAGAAAACCTTTTGACTAATAAATTTGTTTCTTCTTTATCTTTTGGTTTTTCTTCGATTTTATTTTCGAGTAACAATTTAGGTTTAGTTGTTTTTGTTTGATTGTCGGAAAAAAGACCGATAAAATAGCTGGTTAAACGATGCCTTACAATATCTTTATCTGTAAAATTGATAACTGATACTCCATCAATTGGATTTGCATTCACATTATTAGCTAAGCTATCTAATGAGCTTTCTGTTTTATTTCTAATATCTATTTGACCTGTATCACCTAATATAACTAATTTTGTATTATCTGAAAATCTAGTTAGAAGTGTTTTAGCGTTATCGTGTGTTATATTTTGGAATTCATCTACTAATATAATACAATTACTAAATGAACGACCACGAATTGCAGCAAAAACTTCCATTTTAATATATCCAGCTTCAATTAATTTAGTTGTTAATTCTTCACCTATAAGTTTATAAAAAGCATCTAAATATGACATCATTATATGTAACATTTTCTCGTTAGCATCCCCAGGTAAGGTACCTATACTTTCACCCTTTAATTCAGTTATCGATTTAACTAATTTAATTTCATGGTAAACATCACTTTTATTTTTCAATAATAATAACGCTTCTGAAACACTTAATAACGTTTTACCAGTCCCAGCAGAACCAGTGCAAATAGTTACATCATTTTGTTTGATTGCTTGTGTTAATTTTTTTTGTGTTTCATTTTTATGTTTAATATCTATCCTTATTTGGGATAATAAATCTGATGAAGGATTTTTTTCTTCAGCTACATTAGTTGTAGCTTTTTTAACTCTAGGTTTTCTAGTAGTCGCTGATGGTAAGGGTTTTTTTATCATAGTTTATTTATTAGTTAATTTATCTAACCAACCGTCAATCATATCATCCATTAACGTTTCGAAAGTATATTCTGGTTTCCAACCTAGTTTTTCTCTAATTTTAGTTGAATCTCCTTTTAAATATTTTAATTCTTCAGCTCTAAGAAATTTAGCATCTTGTGAAACATACTTGGAGTAATCTAAATCTAATTTTTTAAACACATATTCAACCATTTCTCTAACTGAGTGTGTTGTCATTGTTGATACAACAAAATCATCTGGTGTGTCATGATTTAGAATCAAGTGCATAGCTTTTACGTAATCTTTTGAATGACCCCAATCTCTATAAGAATCCATATTACCTAAAACTAATTTATCAGTTAAACCTAATTTTATTTCAACAGCTGTTTTTACAACTTTATTAGTTACAAAGTTAGATGCTCGTCTAGGTGATTCGTGATTGAATAAAATTCCATTACATGCGTGAAGTTTATAAGCATTTCTATAGTTCCTAACAATATTATAACCAAATACTTTAGAACAACCGTAAGGGCTTACTGGAGTCATTGGTGTTGTTTCTCTTTGGAAACCATCAGAATCTACTGAGTTACCAAACATTTCAGATGAAGACGCTTGATAAAACTTAGCTGTTGGACATGAACGTCTATAGGCTTCAAGAATATTTAGAATTCCAATAGCGTTTGTTTGTACTGTAAATTGTGGTATATCAAAACTAATCCTTACGTGGCTTTGAGCGGCAAGATTATAAATCTCATCTGGTTGAATTTGGTCTAACAATTTTTCTAAACCACCTTGGTCTAATAAATCACCATAGTGAATATTAACTTTGCTTCTTACCTCATCTGAAAATCTACTTTGTTGCGATTCAACGCTGGAGTTTCTTCTTATAATTCCATGTACTTCGTAACCTAAGTCTAATAAATATTCTGCTAAGTAACTCCCGTCCTGTCCATTAATTCCTGTAAGAAAAGCCTTACGCCCTTCATAAATACCTTTTTTTGTTTTATTTTCCATATAATTATTTTTCACTAAATATTTTAATTTTTGTTAAATCTGGCCAATCGGTAACAACCCATTTCTTTGGCTCAGTTTTTATAGCTTCAGGTAATTTTTCTAAACCTAATTTAGCTGTTTCTGGTGTCATATAATAATGAAATCCAACAGTGTCAATATCTTGTTCCCTCCAAGGTATATTTGGTAATCTACCATCATAAGACATTTTTTTTAGTGTTATAAAGTCTTCTTCATTATCTAGTAAAATAATACCACCCCTACCTAATGAAAGGTGTTTTTGATATTGAAAACTAACACACATGAAAGTGTTTGGTATATAGCTGTCTTTTTTCCAAAGAACAGCCGCATCGATTATTTTTTTATCACCATAGTTAAGCG